ACAACCATTCGTCGAGGGTTGCAGCTTCCCAGATTGGGTAGAAGTGAAGACCGATTGCGTTAGATGACGGGACGATTGCTCCCGAGATGATGTTGTTTCCATAGAGTAGTGAGCCAGACACGGGTTCACGTATACCATCAATATCAACTGGAGGAGCAGCTATAAAAGCTATTATAAATGCTGTTGCAGCGGTTAGTAGTGCAGGGATCATGAGCACACCAAACCACCCCACATAGAGGCGGTTATTAGTGCTCGTTGTCCAGTCACAGAAACGCTGCCAATTGTTATTTGGTTTTGTTAGTGTGGCTGTAGTCATTTATTTAAAAAGAGTATTTAGCACCTATTTTAGTGCCATAAGAATTGTCTGTATCTTCATCAAATATATTGTTAAAGGATACTTCACCGTAAACTCCTAGCTTATCGGTAGCAGCGACAGAACCGCCAAATTTTCCTGACCAATTAGAGTCAGAGTCAACACCGTCAGCGGCATCGATTGTCTTGCCTCCTTGTATATACCAGTCAAGGGAACCAAGTGTATTCTCATAACCTACGTGTAGGTCCGTAGCTCTAGATGTATAATCAGATCCAGTGTATGAAGCATTGGATTCTACATTAACATAAGGTCCAGCAATAGCTGGTACTGAGAATAAAGTAGCTGCAATAGCTAGTGTAATTTTTTTCATTAAAATATACCAGGGATAATCTGTCCAGTCGTGGCGTATGCTCCTAGAGCTGCCCAAATACCGACCATAGCCCAACGGCCATTCTGTAGTTCTGCGTTATCGTTCATAGTGTATTCTATAGGTGCTTGAAGTGCAATTACTTCTGTGTCGTTCATTAAAATAATGTGTATTGTTAATGGGCGAGGATGAAAGTTCAGGTCGCCACGTTAACTTATACTAAGTAATCGTTCCAAGGATGATATTTAGATGCTCTTGGTAAATTCTGTATCAGTTTTAAAGGATCTTTATACTCTCCATCCTTACCTTTACCATATTTCTTAACAGCATCAAGGATTGCCTTATCCCTTTCGTTAGGTATACCTGAGTAATCTACCATTACTATGGACCTGTTGTCTGTGATGCTCCTGTTGGAGTTCTTCCATCATTAAAAGGATTGTAAGGTTCTTCATTGACTGAATTAACTTTAATCTTCTTTTTACCTTTTTTTGTAAACTGACTATTAGGTCCACCTGCTTTATGCTTAGGTGAACCTGCAGTTCTTTCTGTATAAGACATAGTTTTAAAATGTTAGGTTGTCAGATCGTTCTAGTTTAGCGATAACGTCTTGCCTATAAGCTGGGTCGTTATCATACCTTCTGTCATTCATAGCAGCAACTAATTCTGCTTGACTACGGTAAACATCTTTTGTGTTTGTAGGTGCTTTTCCTGTTACCATTGTTCCTTCGTATCCGTTAGCGTTATCGTATTGGGCTTTTAATCCATTGACTGCAAGTTGAATAGCTGGAACACTACCAGTATTAACTAACTCATCGAATGCATCAATAGATGACTGGTCTAGATTTTGACTAGCCCAGTTTACCATCTTACCATACATTTCCTCTCCACCAACTGAATTTTTTATAGCGGCTACTTGAGAATCTACTATATCTGCTGCAACTGGGTCAGCAGTTTGAGGTAATTCAGCTTGTACTTCTAAGTAAGCTTTTACTAAATCCTCACTACTCATAGAGTTGAATTTCTCTAGAGTTTCTGGTGTTAACTCACCAGACTTACTAAATTCTTCAGAAGCTGATGTTATTAATTGAGCTGCTGGAGAAGCTTCTTCAGTTTCTTCTGTTTCTTCTTCTGTTTCTTCAGAGTCCACTTGTTCAGAAGCTTCGGTGTCCCCAACTTCTTCGCTATCTTTATTACTTTGCTCTCCAAGTTTTCTTTGAAGTTCTCCATATGCTTTTTCTAATTCTGCTGCTGTTTTATACTTACCAGCAAGTAATCCTTCTTGCGCTTCTTGTATTTCTGTTCCTACTTGTAGAGAATCCTGTTCTTCAGCTGATAGTTGAACACCATCAACTTCCCCAGCTATTTCAGCTTCAGGTGTAGGATCTACTGTTAATGTTTCTGCCATATTCTAAGGTGGTTATTGTTGTTGTTGTGATGAAGCTAAATTCTGCATCAACTGTGTTGCATTCTCTTCTGCATTCTCACTCTTACTTGGATCCATTAAAGGTGAAGAGGCTAATGATCCTGATTGTTTAATAAGTTCTTGATTAGCTTGTGCAGCCTGTTGTTGTTGTAACTCTTGTTGTAATTGTTCTGGTGTCTTAATTAGATTTAGAACATCAATACCTTGAGCAGCTGCTAATCTCTTAATAGCTTCAGAAGGATCTACAAACTTAAGTAATGCATCTGGTCCTAATGTTTGAGAAATAGTCTGTATAAATACAGTGAGACTTTCTCTATCTTGACCTCTTCCTAAAGCATTTACACCAGCTACTATTTTAGGTCTAACTAAATCTTTAGGTAGTTTAGGTATCTCATTATTTCTCTGGAGTACTAGCAACGTTCGGTTTAAATATGGTACTAAGAACTCAACTGTAAGTAAACTAAATAGACCACCTAAGCTTTGTTCTAATTCCAATTGTGTGAGGCGTACCTCTTCTGCTGTAACTCTCTCTGCATTCCTTACATTCATAACAAGGAACGCTTCTAATATTCTTTTTTCAATAGTGGCTGCAAGGTTAGCAGCTGTAGAGAAATCTGCAGTCTTACCAACTTGTACCACACCAACGTCTTCAGGACGTCCTTGTATTATAGCACCGTTACTAGCTTTAGATAATGTCTGTGGTTTAGTAGTAGCACTAGGAGATACCATAAATACAACCTTAGATGCTACACTAGCACCCTCTACAAGGGCTTGTGATAAGCCATCTAATGATCTAAGGTCTCCTATAAACTCTTCTACTCTACCACGTCCGTAATCCTCTCCATCAACGGTATTGAATCGAAGCACTAACCATGGACTAGCATTCTTAGGTGCTGTGCTACGGCTGCCAGGTAAGATCATATCGTCTACTTCCTGATGCCAAACCCAGCGTCCACTCTTGCTGTCTAGTTTAACGCAAGTATACACTTCGCATTCGTCTTCATCTGAGCCTTCTTTATTTGGTTGATTAGGATATGCTTTATTAGCTTCAAGCGACTCAATACCTAAAACTTTTCTACTAACCAATTCTTTAGTAATTATCTCAAGAACATTCCCATTACCATCTCTATTAACAACATATCTTTGGAGTGGATAATGTTTTAGTCCATCTTTACCCATGAATACAAGGGCATTACCTGATACAATTAAGTGTTTAAGTGCTTGATGTACTACTACTCTATCATCTGATGCAGCTATGTAATCCATAATCATCCTCTCCATTTTGGAGAAAGATAGATCTAATTCACTACGTATAGCTGGGTCAAGGTCTTCACCTATCTTGTCATCTCTGACTTGTAGTTTAAAAAATGCTGTTTGTGGAGGAAGCATAGCTAACATTAGTTTTGCTGCTAATGTAACAACTGCTTTAGCTCCTACTGACTGCCAGGGTTGTAGTAAGTGTTTCTTACCACCTTTCTGGTTGTTGTCTTCTTGTACGAGATAAGGTAAGGTTAGTTCAGAACACTCAACAGCAGTATCAAGGAATTGTGATCTACCTGTAGATAATGATGAGTATCTTTGTCTAGCCTTATACATTTATACCTCCTGTAGATGAACCAGCTTCATCTCTGTTTAAATTAATTTGTAATGCGTCAGTACCTACTCTATTAGCAGAAGCTGTATCTGCTCTTTTAGGACTACTGCCATATTCAACACTAGCAACTTCATCTGGTTCTCTAGTATCTCTACCTTCTGGTAAGCCAGTGTCTTGATCTTGTCTAGGTTTTACTGCTGGTGCTCCAGCTGTTTGTACTACTTTTGTAAATAGGCACATATTATTCTTCTAGAATTTGTTTTACATATTGTACAACTGACTGTTGACCAGCCTTGTACATGATGGATGGAAGTTCCTCTTTAGGATGGATAGGTTGGTTAGGGAATTTATTTTCTAGATCCTCAACCAACTTTTCTAACTTCTCCGTATGGAGACTAAGCGTACTGGGGTAGATTTGTGTTTGCATGTTCAAAGAATGCTGGCATCCTAGCTGATCGTGTGTCAGAAAGTTGTGGTGCCTTTCCTTCATACATTAAACGATCGCTTGAATCCAGCCAAAAATTTTTGTCCAAATATTTATCGGTAGTATTTATACCTAGGGGTTGGAATATCCAGTTAATGGTG